GTATCTTACTGGCAAAATTCAAGAAGCAGATGTAAAAAACGGTAACGGTCGTAAATATAGCGAACGTATACTTCGTAGAGAAATTGAAAAATATCAACAAGTTATTGCAGAAAATCGTGCGCTTGGTGAACTTGACCATCCAGAAAGCTCTGTAATCAATCTTAAAAACACTTCTCACCTTATTGTTAAAACTTGGTGGGATGGTTCTGCTGTTATGGGTAAATTAAGAGTATTACCAACCCCAAGCGGTCAAATATTAAAATCTCTAGTGGAAAGCGGCGTTAAGCTTGGTATTAGCTCCCGTGGACTTGGTTCCACTCATCAAGTTGGTGGCGTTACTATGGTTGACGATGATTTTCAGCTTATCTGTTTCGACATGGTAAGCGAGCCAAGTACTCCAAATGCCTATATGATGAAAGAAGCCAAAGAGCGTTTAATGAAAGAAAGCAAAAATGCGCTGCTAAATGATTTAGCAAGCAAAATATTAGGCGGTTAATATGGACACTAAAGAAATGAAGGCAATGCTAAAACCATTAATTAAGCAATGCATTCGCGAAGTTTTGATGGAAGAAGGCTTAGGAAAAGTTATCGCAGAAGCAAAAAACGAATCTGTTAAACAGCCACTACAAGAAAAGAAAATTATTAATAAGCCCCCAGATAAAACGCTAACAGAGGCTAGAAAAAAAATGCTAGACGAGATAGGCAAAAGCGGTTATGTGGCTAATAAGTTTGATCCATTTGCGGGCACAACACCATTAACAGAAGCACAAGCGTCTAACAAGCAAAATACTGGTCCTTTAGCTAATGTTGACCCTCAAGATTCCGGTGTTGATATAAGCGGTCTTATGAATGGTAATAATAAAAAAATTTGGAACGCCTTATTAGGCGGAAAGGCAAAATAAATGTCAGCAAAGTCACCAACCCATGCAAGCGCAGCATTACCACCAGATGTAAAACCAAGTCTAGAAATGAATGAAGTACTAATTAAGAAGTTCTTAAAGAGCTGTAAAAAAGAAGATCTACAAAAAAATGTTTTTGATAACAGCGCTGGGGTTCGTCGTTTTGAAACTCCACGTCAAAAAGAGCGTCGGGAACGTCGTATTGCGAAAGAAAAAGCCTTACGCGAAGCTAAACAAAAAGAAACGCTATCACAAGACGATAAAAAGCGTAAATAAGAGGAAATATAAATGGCAGACCAAAGTGTTATTTTAAAAGCTGGGCTACACAATGTTGGTAACTATCAAGTAAGCGGTATTCCGTTTGCTAGCTCGTCAATCGTAGCACCAGCAACTTCAAGCGCGCCAGTTGAAATTACTTTTCCAAGTGTAACAAAATTTTTTGTTGTAAAGAATGTAAATACAACGAGCGCTAGTTTAAGAGTTGGTTTTAGTGCCAATGGTGTGCAAACTGGTTCTAATTATTTCCTACTTGATAAAGGTGAGTCGTTTGCTGGTGATTTAAAAGTTTCTTCAATATTTTTGTTAAGCAATAACGGTACATCGGTAAGCGCTTCTGTTATTGCTGGTTTAACCGGCATCGTACCTAACTTTAACTTAACAACAGCGTATAGCGGTTCAATTGGTATTGGCTAGTATGAGAATATTAAGCAACGTTGATATATCTGGCTCTGTTGGAATGGCGTCTACTGGGATAGACAATTTTACCATTGGAACAGAGCTGGAAAACAACAATGCGCTTGTTGATAATTTAACGGTAAATGCTAATGCTAATTTTAGAAACAATGTAACAATCGGCAGCAGCTCAATTGATGTATTAACCATCAATGCGACAATAACCGCTTCGCAAGATTTATTATTAGATGATGCCAGTTTAGTGATTACTGGCTCTGGAACAATTTATTATAACGGTGTTGATATTTTATCTTCTACGGGCGGTGAGGAAGAGCAGAACTATATTACGGATATAGTATCTGCCGGTGAAATTATAACCCAACGAAGTAGCTCCACGGTTACATTAAACTTTAACACTGCGTCTCTTGATGGTTATAAGTTTTTATTAAATTCTTCAAGTTACTCTCCCGAAGCACAAGAAAAAACAATATATTTTTCATTTGATCCCCATTATAATAATATCACTTATTTTAATGCAAATAATCAATATGAAAATCTAAAGAGCGCTGAATATGCGGTTTCTGACATTAGTATGTCTATAAATCTTCCGCCCGTAAATACTCATTTAGGAAAAACATTTACTTTTATAAATGCGTCATATGTTGGCACTGCATCAAGCGATACAATCGGATATAGCGCGTCTTTAGGTGGTTTGTTTACAACTAGTGGGAAATATTCGGTTCACAAAATAACATTTTATCCATATTCAAGCGGAAATTATACTGATTATATAAGCACAGGAAAATTAACTGGCATTTCAAGTTTTAGTACGTATTTAGTATCAAACGCTGTTAGAGATTACCGCTCATTGGTTGGTCATGAATACGAAACAGATCAACACAATTTTATTACGTTACAGGCCGTATCATCTAGCCAGTTCGGTTACACATGGATGATTAGAGATGTAAACGACTATCGTCCGTTTACAATGACTGCCGTTTAGTATGTTTTTATAGTTTTTTGGAATGCATAGCACTATTTATATCAAAGTTGATAGAAAATTGAGGTATCCGAATGTCATCACTGCTTGAACAAGCCATCATTGATGCAAAGACTTTAAAAGAAACTGCTCGTAAAAATGCCGAAGCAAAGATTCTAGATAAGTATTCATCAAAAATTAAACAAAGTATTGAAATGCTTTTAGAGCAAGACGAGCCTGCCGCTGGCGGCGAAGAAGCTGGTGCTGCCGGTCTTGATGCGGCTTTAGGTGCCGATCTAGGCGGCGAAGTTGAAATGTCAGAAACCGCTAAAAGCGTTGTAGAAAAAGTACCACCAGCTTACTTAGGCGAAAATAACATGGAAGAAGTTGAGATTGATCTTGATTCACTCGTTGAAAAAGTTAACGAAATGAAAAAAGAACTAAAACTAGACGTAGAAGCCGAGTCTTCGCAAGCGCCAACAGAGCAATTACCAACTAGAATTGCTACTGATACGCTAGCAGAACAAGAAAAAAAGCCACAACGCTATAAGGAAACAGAGAATAAGCCTGAAGAACCATCACCAAAAGGCGGTGCATATACTGATATTCAACAACAGGACGAAGAACTAGAAGAAGAGTCTCTTGAAGAGTCTTTTGAAGTTGACGAACAGTTACAAGAAGAAATTACAATTGATATGAAAAATGTTCTTCCCGGTGGCATTAATGGTAATCAAATTGAGACTGAGAAGCAAATGAATATTGCTCTTGCACTTATGACTCAATTAGAAGACTTAAAGGAACATTTAGCAATTAAAGATGCCGAGATTGAAGCCCTAGAACAACATTTAGCAGAATCAAAAGCTTCAGAAGAAGCAACAAAGGTTGCTCTAACTGAAACAAAAAATAAATTAAATAAATCACTAACCGTAACAAAACAATTAAAAGAGAGCTTTGAAACATTTAGCACAAAGATTAATGAAGTAAACTTAATCAATGCGCGTTTATTATATGCAAATAAAGTTTTAAGAAATGCCTCCCTTAATGAGCGGCAGAAAGATCAAATTGCCGAAGCCATTTCTAATGCAAGCACGGTAGAAGAAGCTAAGACTGTTTATGAAACCTTACAAAAGACAATGCAAACTGTTGTTGAAAAACGTACAGCCCCACAATCATTATCTGAAGCGTTGAATAAAACATCTAGCGCATTTTTACCAAGAAAAACAACCCCAGTAGATTCAACATCGGATCGCTGGAAGATTCTAGCAGGAATCAAAAAATAACAATCTCAATAGAGAGGAAAATAAATTATGGCTAATATTCTAGAACGCCTCACAGAAGGCACAGTATTTCAAGACAAGCGCAAGGAAAGCGTAGCACTAGTTCAAAAATGGGAAAACAGCGGTCTACTCGAAGGTATCCAAGACGAATACCAACGTGGTTCAATGGCGGTTCTACTAGAGAACCAAGCCAAAGAACTACTCCGCGAAGCTAACACCATGTCAGGTGGCGACGTACAAGGTTTTGCTGCTGTGGCATTCCCAATCGTTCGCCGCGTATTCGCTGGCCTTATCGCCAACGATCTAGTTTCAGTACAACCAATGTCACTACCAAGCGGTCTAGTATTCTTCATGGACTTCCGCCACGGTAATGATCTCGGTCTTGCTAACGATAAAGTTATCTCACAAAACGAATCACTCTTCGGTGATCGCGTTGGTGAAGAAATTCGTAAAGGCGTTCGCGTAGACGGTAACGATTACGCTGAAAAAGGCTTCTTCGCTCTAACCAGCGGTTACGGTACTGCCCGTTATGCCGAAACAGTTGCAGGTACAAGCGTAGTTGCAATCACTGCTTCAGCTAACCTTGCGTCACCAACTGACGTAGAAAAAGTTCTTCTTCGCGAAGACCCAGATCTTCTTGCAGAAACCAGCAAGAAGGCAGTTGTTGTTCGTTTCCCAGTTTCAGCACTAACCACCGCTGGTGCATTAATTGCTGAACAAGATCTAACCTCAATCTCAATCGCTTCAGGCTCAGCTACAGCTGGCAGTGGTTCATCAGTTGCTTCGCTAGCTTCAGCAGCTGGTCTACTTGCTGTACCAGTTCGTCGCCTAACCAAAGTTGTCGAAGGCGCTGGCGTTTACGCTGCTGCCGACACTCTTGGTACCAAGTACGTTGAAATGGTATTCCTCCACACATCATCAGTCTCATTCGCAGCTGGCGATGATTTTGCCACTGGTTCAGTAGCTTCACTAGTTGTTGAAGTTCCAATCAAGGACAAGCTCACTGGCGTAACCGACAGCATGGGTAACAGCGTACTTGGCTCACTCGCAGGTATTGCTCCTTGGTCACTAGAAAACAGCGCCGACCTAAAAGAAATCCAACTTAAGGTTGACAGCTTCAATATTTCAGCTCGTACCCGCAAGCTCAAGGCAGCTTGGACCCCAGAACTCGGCCAAGATCTAAACGCTTACCACAACCTCGACGCTGAAGTTGAGCTAACCTCAATTCTTTCAGAACAAATCGGTCTTGAAATTGATCAAGAAATTCTAAACGATCTAGTCAAGGGCGCAACAGGCGGTGTTAAGTACTGGTCACGTCGTCCCGGCAAGTTCGTAAACCGCAACACTGGTGTTGATCTAGGCGCTGGCAACTACGCTGCTCCTCCTGACTTCACTGGTAACGTTTCAATGTGGTATGAAACCCTCATCGAAACAATCAATGACGTTTCAGCTAACATCCACCGTAAGACACTACGCGGTGGCGCTAACTTCGTCGTTGTTTCACCAGAAGTTGCGAACATCCTTGAATTCACCGCTGGTTTCCGCGCTACCGTTACACACGACAGCGAAAAAGGCTCAACAGGTGCAGTTAAAGTTGGCGCACTAAACGCTAAATTCGACGTAATCGTTGACCCATACTTCCCACGTAACGTAATCCTCGTTGGTCGTAAGGGCGCTTCATTCCTCGAAAGCGGCTATGTTTACGCTCCATACGTTCCACTACAAACCACACCAACCATCTTCGATCCTGACACCTTCACACCACGCAAGGCCGTTATGACCCGTTATGGTAAGGCGATGGTTCGCCCAGACATGTACGGCCTCTGCATCGTACAAGATCTACTCGGCTAAAGCCTAAAGATCTAATGTAAGAGGAAACCCCGCTGAAAGGCGGGGTTTCTTTTTAGTATAATACAAAATTTATATACTACTTATATCTATAAAGGAGATAAATATGAAAATTACTAAAAGTTATCTAAAACAAGTAATTAAAGAAGAGTTACAAAAGCTAACAGAGAATGAGGTAGTTCAGCTTAGAGGCGAAGGTGGCGACCCAGTGTACGTAACACTAATAACCGGCGATGGAGGCATCGTTCGTGCTGTTGATGCCAGAGGGCATGATATAAGTGATGCTAATTTATTACAACAATTAAAACATATGAGAAAAATTAAATAAATCAAAAGCTGCAAAAGCTGCCCCGCCTCCAAAAGAGGCGGGGTTTTTTATTAGCTGAAAACTACTTATTTTTATAAGAGGTTATGATATGAAAATCACTAAAAGCTATTTAAAACAATTAATAAAAGAAGAATTAAATAAATTAGAGGAATTTGACAACGCTGCTGCACCAGAACAGCTTTCATCGCCTTTTGAAAAACCATCTGCTGAAGAAGTAAAGAAGCAAAAAGAAACTCTCCAATCGCAAATTGTTCTAAAACAGTCTCAATTATCAACAAAAACAAGAGAAATTAAGGAATTACAAAAAGAAATAGACGAAATTAATAAGCAAATAGGTAGCATGGGCGGTTAATATAAATGGCATATCCTGTTTTAACACCATTATCGAACAGCAGTAAAAGTATATTATCACCAACAGGAAGCGCTGTTGCGGTTACTACTTCGTCGCTACCTTTTGGCGTATATGTAAACGATAATTATTGGTCTAACGATCAAATTAGTTTATTCCAACAAGGCGCAGCAGAACAAGTTGCATTTGTTTATAAACGCCTTGGTGGCGATGTACTAGACATAGAACTTGTCGATACCCAAGTTTATGCAGCCTATGAAGAAGCCTGTCTAGAATATTCATATTTATTAAATCTTCATCAAACAAAGAATTCATTAAGCCGCGCATTAGGTGCAAAAACAGGATCTTTTGATCAAAAGGGCCAAATCACAGGGTCTGAATACGACACTAGCGAACATATGGAATTAAAGTATCCTAAATTTTCATTAGGATATGCGCAACGCGTCGGACAAGGCTATTCTAGCATGGTATCGCTTAATGGCACAGAACCTGTTTATTCTGCGTCATTTACTGTTACAGCAGGAAATCAAGATTATGATCTACAGGCTATATTAATGTCCAGCCCGATCCACAGCGGAACCGTAGCAAATAAGCGTGTACTAATTAAGCGTGTTTTTTATAAAACTACTGCTGCTAGCTGGAACTTTTATGGTTATTTCGGCGGCTTAAACGTTGTTGGCAACTTAAGCACATATGGTCAATATGCAGACGATAGCACGTTTGAAATTATTCCAACATGGCAAAATAAGCTACAAGCTATGGCTTACGAAGATGCCATCAAAACGCGAGTAAGTGATTACAGCTATCAATTACGTGATAACAAGGTGCGTATCCATCCAGTACCAAGTTCTAATAGCCCGCTAAACTTTTGGTTTGAATTCCAAGTACCAACTGGTCCTTGGAGCGAGCAAAGCGATAACATTACGGACGCTAACACGAATGGTATAAATAACATGAACAGTCTACCATTCCAGAATATCCCATACGATAAAATTAATAGCATTGGTAAACAATGGATACGCCGCTTCTGTTTGTCGCTATGCAAAGAAATGTTAGGCTTAATCCGCAGCAAATTTGCCACTATTCCTATTCCCGGCGAAACAGTTACTCTTAACGGCCCTGCGCTGTTAACAGAAGCCAAAGCAGAACAAAAAGAATTACGCGATGAACTAATCAAGATTCTTGATGAAACAACCTACGATAAACTACTTGAGAAGGACGCTTCGATTGCGGAGAATACTTCTAAAGTACAAAACTTTGCTCCAAACTTAATTTATGTAGGATAGAATAAATGGCTAAAAAGAAAGCAAATAAATGGACACAGCCAGAAGCTCCACCGCCGCCATTATTCACGGGAGCTAAAGAAAAAGATCTTGTAAAACAAATCAACGATGAGTTGATTGAGCGGGTTATTGGGCAAGCTGTAGTTTATTATCCTATTAGCGTTGAGCATACTAATTTCCATCCTCTATACGGAGAGGCAATTAAAAAAACATTTCTACCACCTGTACATATAAATGCGCTTGTAGAATGGGAAGGCTACAAAACCACTACAACGAATTTTGGGGTTGATCGCCGCCCAAGTATAATTGTGCATTTCCACAAGCGCAGGTTAACTGACGATCAAGATCTCTTTGTGCGCGAAGGTGATTTTTTATTTTATGATAATTCATATTTTGAAATTGTCACGTTATTAGAGCCAAAACGCCTGTTTGGTGATTCAAAAATCAAAATGGAAATAGCTGCAAAATGCATTAAAGCACGCGATGGTATATTTGACGCTAAATAAATGGATTTTCATATTTTTTCCATCTACTTATTATAAGTTTTACACATAGCATTCTAGTATTAGGAGATAATTTTAATGGCTATTGAACAATTCCGTTTTGTATCCCCCGGCGTACAAATCAACGAAATAGACGAGTCGGTTATTCAACCAACTCCACCAGCTATTGGACCAGTAGTTATTGGTCGTACAGCGCGTGGTCCTGCAATGCAACCTGTAGTTGTAAATAATGTTAGTGAATTAGAAAGAGTATTCGGTGCGGCTTCAAACGGTACCGTAGGTGCTACTGACGTATGGCGTACTGGTGTTCCAACAGCCCCAACTTTTGCAACTTATGCAGCGAAAGCATTTCTTCGTAACTCAAGCCCAGTAACAGTTGTTCGTCTTGCTGGTGTAGAAAAAGGCACAGGCCAAACTGGCGATCCCGGCTGGTCAGTAACAACAGCTTATGGTGTTTATGCTGTTTCGTCATCGACTGCTAAACTAGCTGGTGTTGTTTATATGGACAGCGGCTTTGCTCTAGAAGTCTCCAACAGCGTTGGTGGCTTTACAAGCGACGGTTCTGGTTCATATGCTTCTAACGCTGGTAACCTATTTGTAAGCGCTTCAACCGGTAGAACACAGGTACCATTTTCATTAGTCCCAACTTCTGGCTCGTTCCTACGAAATGTATTAAACACAAACCCAACAAAGTTTAGTGATAAAGGCTATTTCCTAGGTGAATCTTTTGAAAATTCATTACCAGCAAGCGTTTCTAGCATTTATGTTAAAGCATTAACTGGCTGGAACTCACACGCTAGTGCTTCATTAAATGCAGAGAGCGGCTGGGTAACAGGCGATCATGCAAGCGGCAGCGATCCAATTGACCTATTTAAGTTTGTTGGTTTAAACAGCGGTGCAAGCTTATCAAAAGAAATTAAAATTTCAATTGAAAATGTACGCGCTTCAAGAAACACAAACGTAACAAAATATGGTACATTCGATGTTGTTGTTCGTAAGCTCTACGAAACCGGCACAGATACCGTTCTTGAAAGATTTACAGGCGTTAGCTTAGATGTAAACTCTGATGATTATATCGCCAAGCGTATTGGTGATTCATATCGTGCTTGGGATGCAACCAACAGCCACTACGTTGAATATGGCTCTTATCCAAACCGTTCCGCATACGTTCGCGTAGAAGTAAACGCCGCTGAAGATATTCCTGCAACAGCGCTACCACACGGCTTCCGTATCAAAGGCGTACCAGATTTAGCCAACGTTGGCGGCTTAACAACTTCACACGCTGATTTTGCCCTATTAACAAGCAGCGTTCGTTTATCAGCAGCCAAATCAACTCGTTTTGGTTTAGTTGCAGACGCAACAAACAACGCAGACCTAGTAGACATCTTAAGCCAAAAACCAGCTGTAACACCAGAGGCTGAAGCTCTATTCAGCACACGTTACATCTCTGGCAGCGCAACCGCTGTTGAATATGAAGGCTCTTCATTCTATAACGCAACAGATTTACTAACAGCCGGTACAGTTCTTGGCTTCAATATGCCAATGCACGGTGGCTTTGATGGCGTTGATATTACAGAAGCAGAACCACTAGTAAATGCTCGTCTACTAGATGGCGAAGACGAAACAACAAGCGCTGCTTATCGTTCAGTTAAGCAAGCTATCGATATCGTGTCAAACCCAGAAGTTGTAGACATGAATATCCTATGCGTGCCAAACTTAAAAGATGAAACACTAACTAGCTATATGATCAGCACTTGCCGCGCTCGCGGTGACGCTATGGCAATTATCGATCTTAACGGCGATTATGAATATTCTTGGGAAACAAATGTTGGTACAGAAGCTCGTCCAACAAGCACAACAGACGTTATCACAAACCTAACTGCGCGTGCAATCGACGACAGCTACGGTGCTGCATACTTCCCATATGTATTCGTAGCCAGCGAAGGTATCTTTATGCCATCTTCTATCGCAGCTCTAGGCGCATTCGGTGGCACAGAAGGTCGTAGCGCACTATGGTTTGCACCAGCTGGGTTTAACCGTGGTGGTCTAACAGAAGCTAACGCAGGTATCGGCGTAAGCCGTACAGCGCTACAATTAAATGCTAGCGACCGCGATGATCTGTACGCAGCTAACATCAACCCAATTGCTACCTTCCCAAATGAAGGCGTACTAATCTTCGGTCAAAAAACACTACAAGTAACACCAAGCGCTCTTGACCGCGTAAACGTCCGCAGATTACTAAATTATATCAAGAAACAAGTTTCACGCGCTGCTACACGCGTTCTATTCGAGCCAAATATCGAAGCAACTTGGAACAACTTCAAGGGTGTTGTAGACCCATTCCTACTTGCTATCAAAAATGCATACGGCCTTGACGATGCAAAAGTTGTACTAGATAGCACCACAACAACCGCTGACCTTGTTGACCGTAATATTATGTACTGCAAGATCTTCGTTAAACCAACCAGAGCAATTGAATATATTGCTATCGATTTCGTAGTAACAAACTCTGGCGCAGCATTTACTGAATAATTAAAAGTTATTAGGAGAATAAATCAATGGCATTCTGGAGCGATCCTAACCTAGACCCAAAGCGTCAGTTTAAATTTAAGGTAAGTTTTAGCCGTCTTGGCCTAAACTCTACATTCCTTGCGCAAGCTGCTGGCCGTCCACAATACACAATTGGCGACGGTACCAAAGTAGACTTTTTAGATAAGCAATTCCACTTTCCCGGCAAAGTAACTTGGGAACCTGTAACAATCAGATTCGTTGATGCTGTTTCAGCTAACGTGTCAAAAGATTCTTATAGATATCTACAAGAAGCTGGCTGGGTAAATCCAGCTGCTGTCGGTGGTGTACCAGCTACAGCAAACTTTGCTACAATTGGCAAAGCTGGCGCTGTTGGTTCTTCTGGTAGAGTTCTTATCGAAGTTCTACGCTCAACAGGCGAAGTTGAAGACCGTTGGACACTTAACAACGCTTTCGTAACAAAAGTTGCATTAAATGAACTTGATTACGCAGCTGAAGGTATCCTAACTGCAACATACACCTTCCGTTACGATTGGGCTGAAATAGTACTATAAGATTTTAATTTAGATCCTACTTATATTATAATATAAACTATAAGAGGATATCTAAATGGCTTTTTGGAATGACCCATCTGCATTGACCCCTAAACAGAGTCACAGATGGGTTATTTCTTTTGGTTTTCACGATAGCAAAATTTGGCAAGCGGAAGCAATTCCCGGCCAAAATATAATTCCATATTATTTTGCAAAAAATGTAGACAAGCCTTCTTACGAAATAGGCGTACAACAAGCCAAATATTTGTATTCGCACAATTTTAATTTTCCAAAACGATTAACTTGGAAACCCATTACTATAACATTTTATGATGTTATTGCAGAAAATGGTAGCACTAATTTTTTGTTTAAGCCAACAGTTCAAACATATAAAGACTTAAGTTCAACAGGTCCATCAAGAACAACAATACAACAAAGAAGCGGTCGAACAATTATTAGACCAGATATTATAGTCGAAGAATACGAAAGAGTAAAACAAAGCACGCAATTATTTTTTTATAAATTCTTGCAAGAAAGTGGATATTTTGACCCAGAAGAGTATGACAAAGACGACAAGTTGTTGCGTTTTAGAAAATATAATTTTAAAAAAGACATGATACGGTCTTTCATTGGAGAACAAAGAGATTTTAATTTTACGCAAAATGAAAAAATTCCAATTAATACTGATATTTGGTACACTTTAGATATAACAGAAATAGATGCAAAAGGAAATGCAACCGAAACATGGAAATTATATGCTCCATTAATATCTGATGTAAAATTTGATAAATTGGATTATTCTAGCGAAAATGTTCTATCTATTACTGTAACAATACATTACGATTGGGCAAAATTAGTCCCAGTAAAAAATATAGAAAAAGTTATAAGGAAAGAAGGAGCAACAAAAATACCAGAAATAGACACAAAAGGGCAAGTAAGAGAATTGGGATGGCGTTCCGCTGAAGAATATGGCGATTCTCGTTTGCCTGATGCAGTTTTTGAATCGATTCCTCCATACATTTCTGCCCCTTCAGAAGCACAAATTATAGCATTACAAGCGCAGGAATCGCAAAAAGAATACGATAAAATAAATCAATTGTCTAATAACGCTATCAAAACGTTATCAGGTGTGGTAAGTACAGCAACACCAGAAGGTGCTGCCATTAGAGATATAACATCAGAAAGAAATATACAAAATAACTCACAAATTCAAGATTCACAAAGCGAAATAAAACAACCAAGACTTAGACTACCGATTTCCCCAGAGCGCGCAGCGCAAATTATTAAAGAAGATACATAGAAAGGTAATATATGAAACCAAACATTGAAAGTCATTTTGCAAACTTAAGACAGCAAGCAGCAGGTGAAAGTACAGCACAAACAGCAGCAAGTTCGGCACTAAACTTTGTAACACCAACCGAAATGGTGGAACTACCATCCCGTGGGCTATTCTATTCAGAAGCGCATCCGCTACATGGCAAAGAAACCGTAGAAATAAAGCAGATGACCGCCAAAGAAGAGGATATCTTAACAAATAAATCCTTTATCAAAAAAGGTATTGTTATTGATAGGCTTCTAGAATCGCTACTGGTTGATAAAAACATTCCAGTGTCTTCGCTCCTAGTTGGCGACAAAAACGCTATGATGGTAGCTGCCCGTATTGCAGCATATGGACCATCGTATGATGTAATTGTTGGCTGCTTAGAATGCGGTTCAAAGAACCAACTAGGCATTGATCTACAAGAGATCAGCGTACGCGACACTAGTAAGATTGACCAGAGCGTTGCGGTGAATGAAAAGTTGAAGCATACCCGTCTACCAAGCGGCAATATCGTTATCAAACTACCAAAATGTGGATGGGATGTTACCTGCAAGCTGCTAAACGGCGAAGACGAGAAACGTCTACTAGCTTTCCTAGAGGGCAAGAAAAAACAAAACCCACAAGATGGGGAATTAGCTCTTTCAGAGCAATTATATTTTATTGTTGACGGCATTAATGAAGTTACTGATAAAGCTGTATTGCGTGATGCTATCGGCATGATGCCAGCGTTTGATGCTAAACATCTACGTACTACATACGCAAAGCTTATTCCTAACGTAGCAATCGAAAAGAAGTTTACTTGCGTTGCCTGTTCCAGCGAACAAGAACTGGAGGTTCCATTTACGCAGGAATTTTTTTGGCCTAAATGATAGTTATCAAAAAAGCTTATATGAGCAGCTGTTTTTATTGCAATATTATGGCGGATGGTCGTTTATAGAGCTTTATAATTTACCAATAGGCTTACGTTCTTGGTATATAGAGCGGCTAGGAAATGAAATAAAACAGCAAGCAGAACGTAGCAAAAGCAAAGGCTAAAACGGTGGGCGGTAATAATACGCCCACTTTTTTATTTACAGCATATTTATATTGTATATTTGAGGTACTTATTAGATGGGCGTAAATGATCCAAAAAGCGAAGGAAGTATTGAAACAACTTCTAAAGCCGCTGCGCTTGGGGCAACTAATCTAGATAACTTTGCTGAAGCCGCCGCCACAGCAGAAGAAAAAATTAAATCTCTTAAGGATAGTTCTGAATTATTCTATAAGCTAATAACAGATAAAAGCGTTGGTCTTCAAGAAGCTACTAAACTATTTTATGAAAGCATAGATGCAACAGCAGAAGTTAGAAAAAGCTTTGGTGATCTAACTGCTGTAACCTCTGGTTTAGAAGAAAAAATATCTCTTATGGGTTTGGCTATTAATAAAGCTGAATCGCAATTAAGACAAAGTGCTACTGAAAGAGCGGCATATAATAAACAACTAGCCGAAACCACTACACAAATTAAAAAACTTGAAAGCTCTATTGGTAATGAAACAATAGTAAAAAGCATTCAAGAACAAGTTGACAAAATTGAAGAATTAAGAAAAACGTCAGAAGACACAACCAGATCAGAAGAGGAACGCGCCAAAGCTCTTCGAGATATATTAGATATTCAGGAAGAAGTTAAAAAAATTGAGGGAGATAATAACGTAATCGCATTAGCAAGACTACAAATTCAGGAAGAGGAATTAAGAAATAATATTCGTAAAAACGAACAGAAAGAAAGAGAAGCGGCGCTAAATTTACCACTTTTAAATTATGAAAACCAAAGGCTGCAAGCAACACAGAAAACTGGCGCTGGTCTTGATAATATTTTAAGCAAGCTAACAAGCGGAGCAGAGCGCAGCAATATATTTGGTTCTGCGTTTCTTGCTATGCAAACAAGCGTGGACGGCACTAAAAAAGGAATAGGCGATTTAATTACAACTCTAGGAGCTGGTTTAAAAGAATCACTGTTAGATCCTGAAAAGTCTATTAATAGAGTTTTTAATTTAATTAACGATAAACTTATTAAGTCTACTTTAGAGTTTGATAGTGCGCTAGCAAAAGTAGGCCAAAGCACGGGCGGTTTTCGTAAAGAGTTTGAAGGCGTTGCTATGAATATGGGTGGCGTTTCGTTCGTGGCGCTATCGCAATATGGCGTTACTTTAGAAAAGTTTGGGCAAGCATATCAAGGGCTTTCAAAGTCAATTGGCGGCTTTAATAATATGCTAGATAGCCAACGTAAAATGCTGGCAGAAAATGCTGCATCTATGAATACTTTAGGAATTAATGCAGACACGTACGGTAAGCTCGTTGCTAAGTTTATGGGCGCGATAGGAAAAACTGCCGAAGGCAGTCGTGATATGATTAATGCTCTTGCTAAAGATGCTATAGCGCTTGGTAAAAGCGTTGGTGAATATACTTCGCAATTTGAAACCGCCATGAGCCGGATAAGTGGCTACGGCAGGGAAGCAACAAGAATATTTAAAGAACTAGAAGCAGTATCCGCTGCTACAAAAGGCATTGTTGCGTCACAAGACTTATTATCTATTAGTGATAAATTTAAAGACTTTGATAGCGCCGCTGAATCTGTTTCAAAGTTAAATGCCATTTTAGGTGGAACATCAGTAAACATTCTTGATATGATGAAAGCAGACCCAGCTGAACAAATTATGATGATTAAGCGTGCTGCTGGTGAAGCTGGTCTGGAATTTGATAAGCTAAATATTGGTTATAAGCGTTTGCTAGCTGAATACTTTGGAGGCGATATAAACAAGGCACAAGCTTTCTTTAATGCTAATATTTCAGAAGCCCAATCGCTGATGGATAAAGCCGTAGAATCAGAAGAAGAACTTGCTAAACGCAAAGAACAAAACGTTGCATTCCAAGAAAAATTAAATACGTTGATTGACAATATGAAAGTTGGTTTGACGGGCGTATTTACTGTTCTTAACCCTATCATAGGTTTTATGACAAAGCTAATGAGCTTTCCCGGCGGGCCGCTAATAGCAACTTTTGGTATGATCGGTGTAGCAGTGGCTCTAGTGGGCAAAGCGATTGATATGGTTACAAGCCGCATTATGGCAAAAGTTGCAGCTATAAATGGCTCGGCAGTTGCTAGCGAAACTGCTGCGTCTAGAGCTGCTGCTGCACAGGCAAGAGAAACTGCTGCCTATAATCAGTCAACACAAGCAATACAAGCAAATACTGCCGCTAAACAAAGCAATGTTGCCGCTGGTGGTGGTGCTGGGGGCGGCATGCTAAGCCCCGGAATGAAATCAGCGCTTGGATATTCTGGCTTATTTTTAGGTACTATGGCAATCGGATCTGGATTACGCGCTTTATCTTCTTCATTTGAGGAAGAAAGAAAAATACATTTAGAGAGAGAGACATCTAGATTAAAAATAGAAGAAATGGAAGCTGAAAAGCGTCTTTTCGGTTCTGCAATAACTCCAAGGAATTTAGAACCATCAATAGCGAATGACATTTTTGTCGTTAACGGTAGAGAATACAAGCTGAACGAAGGTGACGGCTTTTATTCATTAAATAATATAGTACCGGGAGCTTTTGGTTTTGGTGTAAAAGGTGGTCCAATCGCAGAAGCTTCCGCTGCCAAGATGGATGCTGCTAATGCTGCGCTAGCCACTAATGTGGCAAGCAAAGAAATGGCCGCTAAGGGCGCTGGAGCTTCGCCAAATGCGCAGCCTCCTGCAACGGCTGGCGGCGCTCAAATATCTTCCAATACAGAAAAGCAAGTAACTTCTCCTGTAAATGTAAATGTAAAAGCATATTTACAGTTAGAAGGCAACAAAGTATCAGAATTGGCAGTTGTTTTAAAAGATTATGAAATGACAAAAGCCGTTTAGCGGGAAATAAAATATGCGATTTATAGATCCGAATATACGCCTACACATAATAGACAAACAAGCCGTTAATAGCCAAGGTAAACTTGAGCCGATTGATTATGATTTTAAAGCTTTTTTGGAAGAGAGCAAAACTCAAATAAAAACGCTAGATACTAACATACAATATGCACCATTAAATTTTACAAACAATACACAATTTTTAAAGACACAATACTCTGTTGATCTTTCGTTTAACGTCTTTTCAGAGGACAGGCAAGAAGCAATAGAAAATTACGATAAATTGCATAAGCTTTTAAATGTTGTAAAGCCAAATTATAGATTTGTTAATAATCAATACTTGCCAATTGCGGGAAATATATTTGGCTTAGTAAGTATAAAATTTTCTGGACTTCCAAGACTAAGCAAACAAAAAGATGAACTAGATATTTATATTACAAATTTTGCATATACTATAAATAAAGATATGGGCTTTCTAGAATTGCCTTATAGTCCGTTTAACAGCAAAGACCCTGATAGAACACAGCTTTTTGTTTCAGGAAAAAATATGCTTATGCCTATTGCATACCGCTTAGATATATCTGGTAGGGTCTTATTGCCGCTTGAGGAGTCTATTAGGACGCAAGATAAAACTAATGGTGTTGTCGCAAATGCAAACAAAAACAAAAAATCTTTTACGGATATACTAAATAAGTTCGGTACAGATACTGCTTACCAAGAAAAGCTTGTAACAATAGTAAAAAACATGATTGGCGATAAATTTGCAGATTTGTCTATTCCAAAATTAGAAAAAATATTTAGCAAAGCAGCAGTTGGTACAAACGAATACATTATTAACGAAAAAGGCAACCCTTCAGAGTTTAACGAATCAGGGAATGAATACGACGCCGCCACTAAAAATGTAATAAAAACAAAATATGTTCAAATTAAAAATCAAATGTTAGATATTGTGAGAGAAAATTAATGGATAATAGATATAAAAATACTCAAAAAATTATAAATAATTCGCAGCTATATAAAAGTTTCCTGCAAAGCAGAGATCTGAAAAAATTAATACAATATTCAACTTTTGATTTTAATAATTTAAGAAATATAAATAATTCAAATATAGAAGTAGTATCTCATACCGTGCAACCATTTGAAAAAATTTATATGATATCTCAACAGTATTATGGCTCCCCTGAATATGGCTGGCTTATATGTTTTACAAATAGCATTTCTAATGAATTACAAATAAACACAGGCGATACATTATTGATATATTTACCACTACAAGAAGTGTTAGGGCTTTTATAACATGGCTAAACTTGATGATAACATTTTACAAAAATATTTATTTATAAATGCTGATAAAATTTATGATAAAGTTAAAAACGACAATACAATAAAACCGGCTCAAGAACCAAAAATTAAATTATTAGCAAACAAAAGAAGCCCTGCATTAAATAAAAAAGAAGCAGCTACAATAATAGCAAGGCAACATGAATTGTTATCTGCTAATATGGCCCCGACATCAGAATCGGCTATAGAGTTATTTTCCGACCCAAAACGTGATAATTATTTTATAAACGGCTCTTATACAATAAATCACAATATTATATTTACTAAAAATAATACTAGATACTCTTTCAACATTGATCAGCTAAACCAAGCCGCAAATAGTAATCCAGATGGGTTTGGGGGTAAATTTGTTTTTCACAAAATTACAATAGTTAATAAATCAAAAGACGCTTTTACGGCTAAATCAAATTTTCAAGTCACTTTTCATATAGCATTTAATTTTTTTGAAGATTTAAAAGAAAATGTTATAGTTGGCACTAACATTACTAGTCCAGAAGCTCCAGCAGAAAATATTTCAGTTTTAAACTTATTATATCCCTATTATGATAAAAGAGTTCCGAAAAATATTTCTAATAAAATTTTAGAAAGTAAAACAGGCAACGGTTTAATATTAAATCAAGTGTTAGATATGTCCCCCGGCGCTAATGATTATTTTAAACAAACAGTTAGCGCGTTAGATAATATTAAACAAATACATAAAAACTATCATCTTACTTTTCATAAGCACTCTATAAATATTTTTAAAAGCGGTGAATCAACACTAAAGCCTTTTGATAGCGAATTAATCATAGATTTTATTGCTTATGAAGCAGACCCGGAGACTAATCAAAATAAAGATCCTAATACGCCAACTGTTAGCAATAATTTATTTTCTTTATTATTGAATACAGAGAGCAGAGTAGGCGCACAATTTGAATTTGCTTCTACAATAAAAAAAACAAAAAAAGACGATATTTTTAGTATTTTTTCCTCTGCTATATCGCAATATAATAAAACAATACAAAATCTTGAATTAGCCATAAAATGTAAAAAAGAAGGCAAAGATGTAAAAAAACTTATTGCAAATCCAAATAGACTTTTTACAAATGAGATAAACCCAAACAGTTCTAATTCCAAATTTACTGAGCAGGTAAATGAAGCGATAATAAGCATACGAGAAAAAATAAAAAAATTATCTGGTGAGTTTTCAATAAATCTTTTCAGAACTATTGTAAATAAACTTGATATCTATCAATTTAGCGTTGACTCAAGCCATATCGTTCAATATGAACAGTCACAATTTTTTGATTCTTTTTTAAAAACATTTTCTGGTAATTTTGAAACAAGCGTAGGATTAGGTGTTTTAGCTTCTACTTTAGGGTTTGCTTCTGGCGGTACATCCGTTCTTGCGACGGTTGGAGCAAATGCGGCTATTTCTGCTTTTCAGGCTGCAAATGACGGCGGTCAAGTTATAAATAAAGGTGTAGTGTTATTGAGATCGACCTTTCCAACTAAAATAGATAAGCTAAAAGCCAAAAATGATCAATACCTAGATGTTGTTTTAGGTAATAAAAGACTTCTTGAGGCTCTTACGCAAGACGGAGCAGCTGTCTCTAAATCAGTGGGCGATTACATAGAAAAAGGCAGAACTATAAAAGAGACGGGACAAGATGTTACTATCCAGTTTGTTTTTTTCGGTCAGCTTATAAGTTTAATAAATTCTTTACCGGGAGCGGAAGACATAAATATAGTAATCGGCGGCAAAACAATACCACAAGATTCAAATTTTAATTCTATATTTTTAAACTATTATTATGTACCTATAGATTATTATAAGCTTTTACAGTTTTTGAATACAAAAATTGTTCAACGAGAAGGCTACAATTATAACAGCGAAGTATTTTTACGCGAGTTAGTTGATACATTTCTAAAAGAAACAGTTTTACAAGATGGTGTTGTAAGCGGTGTCATAAAAGATCTTATCCCCACAAACGTGGTAACAAGTGTACATCTTGTAGATGAAAAAAAAGTTAAAGACTTTTTAGACGTTGTTGAAGACGATATTATTGATGATACCAAATATAACGATTTAAAGAAAAAACTTATACTTAGTAAAAATTTGGAACCGGCAAAGCAGCAAAATCGCAAATTAAAAAAAATTTATACAATAATGGCCGATGAGGAAATAAAATATTATAATTTTTATGCAGAATATGATGATTGGCGGTTTCGCAATAGAACTGGCCAACCTAATACTAGTCAATTATTTCAAGAATTTATAACTTCTAAATATCAAATGCCATGTTTGCGTACAAAAGCGATAGATGCATACGGAAGCATATTAATAAATAAAAATTTACATTTTTCTAGGAAAGATAATCCTAACTTAATGACAGGTCAAACGATAGATAATAGCGCTCTTTTACGTTTACCATATGTCATAAATGGTTCTTATAAGCCATACATTTTCTTTTTTCTAGACGTTTCTTCTTTTATGTTTGTAGCGCCACCAGATAAACGGAATGGCTCTTTAGACACTGTTGATACGTTTGGATATAGTGGACTTTATTTAATAAAAAATTCTTCTTTTGAATATAATTTTCAGTTGCTTGACAACAATAACGCTCCTTCATTCCCAAATGAAAAAAGCAAATGTGATCTTGTAGGCCAATTAATAACCTACGGGGATGGTTTAGTCCCGCACATGAACGGCAATAAACCATTTACGGCTCAAGATTTAACAAATCTATGCACAGACCCACAACCTATAGATGGGGAGCCAGCGGCGCAAGGTGAAGAATAATGAGCAATCAAAAAATTATAGAAAGCGTAAAGATAAATAAAGTTATTGATGATTATAATATTAATAAATTTTTTGAAGATTATGTATTGCAAAAAGAATATTATCCATATCAATTCGATAGCTGGAAGGAAAACAAGTTTTATGGCATAATAGACAAACAAAATAGAGCAATTTATCCAAAGCAATCCGCTCTACAGTTTAATACAAACGACAATAACACAATCCATAAAAACTTATTCTTTGTTGTTGATGCTTTTCAGGATTTAAAAAGATATCATAAAAGTTTTTTATTAAATAATAAATTTGATACAAACGCCTCTACGTATGTAAATTTAAACATTGTTAGCACTGGTAAAGATTTAGACGTTATTTATGTTGATTATTTAAACAATTTATTTAACATATTCTTTTCAACCTATTTAACACCGACAAGAATATCCTCTATCAAAGGTTTTGACGATTTTGTTAAAGTTTTTATATCTTTTGTACGCTTGATCGCTCCGTATTCGCCAATCATGCGTAGCTCCTTTATAAAAAGTCGTCTTTGCAGCCCAACAATAAGCGGGCTCACGATTGATATTGCTGATTATACATCTTATACAGATACAAAAATTAAAGCCGATAAATTTATTAGCGATCCTAACTTTGATGTTTTTCTTGAAAATGCAAAACGTTTTGGTTTTTTAATTGATAAAAATATTCCTTGGAGGCTTATAGCTGATTTAGAATCGCCAGTTATGAAAGATTATTATCGTAGATATAATTTGGAAAACGTTGACGAGGTTCTGAGCACATGTTATCATGTGGCCTACTATTCAGACTTAGAAATACTAAAAAATGACATAGTCAGCTTTTGGAATACTTATGCGAATAAGGAAAACTTTTCAACTGAACAAAGCCAAATGGCTGGCTGTTCCTCTTTGTTTGCAGAAATAAATAGCTATAACCAAATAGACGTTGAAAGTTTTGACAAGAATTATAATATAAACTGGCTTATTAGATTATATCTATTCATTAAAGTTTATGAATTTGCAATTTCTATGACACAAAACAATTTTGAAATCATTTATAATGAGTCTATAAAATTAAACGCTTACTCCGGTCAAGATGTGATGCTTGACTATGTCGATAGAAAAATGCAAGAATTATCAAGCAGAGGCAAGCAACAAAAAACTATCTTGACAAGCCCAGATGAAGCCATTAAGATAGTGTCTTCGCAGAGTCGCCCTTCCGCAGCCGAAGGAATAAATTTTTAGAGGTATGCATGTTTCAGGTACTAGATGTAAAAGGCGAATGTGTTGGATTCTATAAAGACGGCGAAGTTATCTATAATTCTTTAATTGAAGAATTGCACAAAACATGGAGCTATACTTCTATTTTGCGTGGCAAAGATATTCAGTATGCCCAACTTTATGCAGCAGGCAAAACACTAGATGAGTGCTGTCCGCTTGAACTACGCGATGAATGGAATCGCGTTAACGCTAAGCTAAAAGCGTTTATTAATAGCTTTATAGAAGCAAAAGTTTCATTAAATGAAAACTGTCTTTTTGATCTAGTACCCGAGCGTTACCTAAAAGAATATTACGATGCAAAAAACAAAATCACTGAGCACGTTTTTACAACACATCAAAAACCATCCCAATATGATTTCTATAAAGAATTCAGTGAACTTGTTGGGGATATTCGCACAAGGGAACTACAACTTAATCGTAGCTGGCTTAGCGAAAAGCTTTGGGATATTCAAGGTAAAAAGTTATGGGAAAAGATTAACAGAGGCCAAACAAAAATAGACTACAATATGTTTGGCAGTGTTACTGGTCGTTTAACAGTAAGTGAAGATAGCTTCCCAATCCTAAATATAAATAAAAATCTGCGTAGCGTTATACAACCGACTAATGATTGGTTTGTTGAACTAGATATGAATGCTGCCGAATTACGCACAGCAATGGCTCTTCTTAACAAAGAACAAATCGAAGGCGATCTTCACGAATGGAGTGCAAAAAATATCTTTCGAGGCGAGTTGAACAGAACTGATGCAAAACAAACTGCAACTTCTTGGCTTTATAATTCCCATGCTAAATTAGCGGTCAAATATGACGCAGAACTTGATGCTCATTATAACAAAGCCGCTCTTAAAAATATGTATTGGGTTGATGGAGTAGTACACACCCCTTTTCAAAGGCATATTTTGGCAGATGAACATCACGCAATTTCTTATTTGAATCAAAGCACACTAATAGACTTAATGCACAGGCAGGTTCTAAAAGTAGATAATTTATTACAAGGTAAAAAAAGCTTTATTGGTTTCCTAGTGCATGATTGTTTTGTGATAGATTTAGCAGAAGAAGATAAACATTTGCTACCAAGGATCATAAAGACTTTTAGCGACACTCAATGGGGTAATTTTCCAGCTAATGTAAAAATTGGTAGCGATTACGGTAATATGAAAAAAGTTAAGATAAAGGTATAAAATGGACACAGTTATTGGTCTTGGTTCTGCTGGTTGCAAAATTGCTGATCAATTTTCAAAATTTCCTCAATATGATGTTTTTAAAATTGATGTTGGCATAAAAGGCGAAAACTCGTTTCCGTTAAATTACAAAAATACTCCAGAAGAGTATGAGCAAGCAGTGCCAGACATGACTGATTTTTTCAAAGCCATAGAGGGGGATATTCTTTTTATTGTAGGCGGCGGCGGAAAAATCAGCGGCGCTACGCTACAAATTTTAAAGCAACTGTCGCATTGTAATATTAATATTTTGTATATTAAGCCATACGCCAAAAGCCTAACAAAGACTGGTTTTTTGCAAGATAGGCTAGTTTTTAACGTGCTACAAGAATATACTAGGTCTGGTTTGTTTGCTAAATTATTTATTGTTGATAATGTAGTCATAGAAAGTTTGACAGGCGATGTCCCAATACTAGAATATAACAATAAATTAAATGAATTAATTGTAAACGCTATACACTACTTTAATGTATTCAATAATACAGAATCAGTAGTGGAAAACAAAGAGCCGCCTAAAGACATATATCGTATTTGTACTTTAGGAATTTATGATTTGAAAAATAACAACGAAACTCTTTTTTTTAATCTTCAAAACATTGCGTATAAATGCTATTATCATGCAATTCCTGAAGCGGTGTTAAAAACTGACGGCAAGCTCTTTAAGCTAATTAAAGAAAAAGCAGCAGAAGAGCATTCATCTTATCAAATTCATTCAACAAAACACGCTGATATTTTTTCTTATTTTATAGCCCAAACAAACTTTATACAGACTGTTGACAGCGTGGGTTAGAGATGCTAATGTAATCAAAATAGAGGACAGCATGAAGGCTTACAGCGGAACATTTATTAAGAAGAACGGCGAGCGTAGAAGAATGCGCTTTGTCAAAATTAGTGATCTGCCTTCAAAGTTTTTTGAAGGCAAGTTTACTTCTGGTAAGAAGCACCTTCTTACAGAAGGCAATGAGCTTGTTTGGGATATTGATCAAGAAGATTTTCGCATTTTCAACCACAACATGATGGTTGACAAACTGGAAGAGTTCGACTATACTCTTCCCTAACAACAGCAAGCGGGAGATTTACCGACTTGCAAAGGAGCAATACACATGGGTATCGACATCAAGAAAATGAAGGCCAAGCTAGCTGCACTACAAAACAAGGGCGGGGGTAAGACCAACTTCTGGCGTCCTGACGAGGGTACTACCTATAGCATCCGCGTCGTACCAACCAGTGACGGTGATCCATTCAAGGAATTCTACTTTCACTATGAGATCGGCAAGGGCGGTATTCTCTGTCCAAAGAAGAACCACGGTGAAGACTGCGCTATCTGCGCTTTTGCTAGTAAGCTCTACAAGGAAGGCACCGAAGAGAGCAACAAGATGGCTAAGAAGTTCCTAGCCCGCCAGCGCTTCTTTGCACCAGTAGTTGTTCGCGGTGAAGAGAAGGATGGCGTTCGTTTATGGGGCTTTGGGAAGAATGTTTACCAAGATCTACTCACTCTAACCCTTAATGAGGACTACGGTGACATTACCGACCCAGAAACCGGCACTGATCTATCGCTAGTGTCTAATAAGGTTCCGGGTGCCAGCTTCCCAACTACGAAGCTAACACCAGCCCGTAAGACCAGCAAGCTCTGCCAAGGTTCCGCAGAGGACTGCAAAGAGCTTCTAGACAGCGTACCAAACTTCGATGAAGCCTTTGAACGCAAGACCAGCGATGAGGTTGCCGCCATTCTAGATGAGTACCTTGCTAGTGGCTCCGATGCTGATGCTGAAGCCGACAGCAAGGAAACCACAAAGTACGGGAAGGGCAGCAAATCAACGAGCGCCGTAGATAAGGCTTTCGCTGACCTAATGTCCTAACAACTTAAAACACTATAAAGTTGGTGGGCAGAGGGGTATAATACTCTCTGCCCACTTTCTTTGGAGGATAAATATAATGGCTAAGAAATTTGATCTTGCATCTTACAAAAAAACAGTAGAAATTAACCAAGTAGAAAAGAAAGCAGATAAATACATCGTGCTTGATGAATGCATTCAAGAAGTTATTGGCATGCCGGGGATTCCACTAGGTCACATTACTCAGATCTATGGTAAGAGCGACACAGGTAAAACTTCGCTACTATTCCACGCAGCCGCACAAGCACAAAAGCAAGATATCCTACCAGTATTTATTATGACTGAAGGTAAGGTAGATTGGAGCCGTGCTGAGAAGATGGGCGTAAACGTCGAAGGATGCATTATAAACGAAGAATGCAACACGCTTGAAGAAGTGTTCACCTTTGTTGATAAAATCGTCAGCGATGTCTCTATGGGCGAATTACCACTAGATACAATTATTCTTTGGGATTCAGTAGGCTCATTACCTTCCAAAGATGAAATTAAAACAGCAGAGGACGGCACCACAGAAAAGAAAGCAAGCATGATGCGTGCTGCTAAGGCAATTCGTGAAAACATGCGAATTGTTCAACGCAAGATTAACCAAACACGTAATTATAGTTTCCCTAAATTTGTAGGGCTTATGATCCTTAACCAAGCCTACACGCAACCCCCAACATTTATTGGTGGGCATAGCAAGCTAGTGCCTTATGGCGGTGACGCCATCTGGTATAGCGCCAGTGCCGTATGGAAAATGAGTGGCAAAGGTAAACTGTCTGCCAAGAAAGATGGAAAGGATTTTGATTTTGCTCTTGTATCAAAGCTCAGTGTTGAAAAAAATCACATCACCGACCTTGCTATGGCTGGCGAATTTGTTATTACTTCTGATGCCTTCCTGCCAAACGAGCCAAGCGCAATTAAGGAATACAAAGACACCCACCGTGATATGTGGGGAGAAGCACAAGTTATTAGTACAGAAACGGGCGAAGTGTTTGATGCATGAGTTCCAAATAAAGTAATCCTTTGTAAGCAGACGCCAGAGCACTAGCTCTGGCGTTTTACTTTGCGTAAACTAATTATTAGAATAGAGCGGAGGGAATATTCTATGGCGGGGTTTGCGAGAAGCGATTTTGATAATTTAGATGTTACTACAAGCGATTTAAAAACTGCATATGGCGAAACAATGATTGCAGAAATTACGCCAATCGTGCAGACTGATTTTAATTATAATATTAATAGCGAAATTTTTATGACATCAAGTTTATCTGGTACGTTAACAACGGTTTCCGGTAATCTTGTGATGCAATGTTCTGCTTCAAGCGGTAGTTACGCTCAGTTAAGAAGCAGAAAATTTATTAAATTAAGAACTGGGCAGGGAAACGCTGTACGTTTTTCTGCTATGTTTATGACAGGCGCAACAACGTCAACACAAATTTATGGTATTGGCGATGATGAAAATGGCTATTTCGTTGGAATGAGCGGAAGTCAATTCGGGGTCATGCGTCGTAATAATGGAATTGATTATTGGACTTTGCAAAATCAATTTAGCACCGATACGCTCGATGGGCAAGGCGAATCGCGAATGATTTTAGATCCAACAAAAGGCAACGTTTACGAAATCCAATATCAATGGCTTGGATATGGCGCTATACACTTTAATATTGAAAACCAAAACAGCAGTTTATTGACAGAATTTCACCGAATTGATTACGGTAATCAAAACACTATTCCATCTACTCGCTTTGGCAGTAATCCAATGTGGGCAAAAGTCACAAATTATGGCACAGGGTCATCTCCTCAAATTAAAACAGCGTCCATGCTTGGTTATGTCGAAGGGCAATTAGTATATAGCGGTCCACGTTTTGCTAAATCGCACACAAAAACAGTGGCAGCAAATACTAAAACAAGCGTGTTAACTTTAAAAAGTCTAACAACATATGAAGGTTTTAATAATAAGATCCCATCAAAAGTGCTTTTTATTTCAATAGCTTGCGAAGGAAACAAACCAACAGTATTTGAAATAACAAAAAATGCTACACTTGGTGGAACTCCTTCATATACAAACGTTCATACAAATAATTCAGTAATGCAATTTGATACAGCAGGTACTACTGTCACTGGTGGAAGTCTTGTAACTATTTTCTCACTAGGTAAATCGTCTTCGTTCACAATCGACGCCGAAACTTTAAACTTATTTATACAACCAACTGACACTCTTACTATTAGTGCTCTATCGACTCTGGATACAGACGCTACAGCTTGCTTTACTTGGGTAGAAGATCACTAAAAACTAGCTTTACAGTTTTACCCCACTGTGCTAATATCTAGGCAGTGGGGCTTTTTATTATATGGAACAAGCGGCACAAGAAGAAATTTGGAAACAAATAATTATTGATAATATTGTTTATGAAGATTATTTTGTTTCTAATTTTGGTAACGTAAGAAAAAAAGATAAGCCTTTAAAGAAAAATAAAGAAATTTATTTGCAAAGAGGCAATTGCGAATCTGTTCATTTGCGAATAAACAAAAAAAATAAATATATGAAAGTGCATAGGCTTGTTGCGACAGCATTCAAGCCGATTGATCTATACCCCCCAGTAAGTTTAGAAATTTGGCAAAGAACACCAGAAGAAATAAAAAATCTAATTAAAGAACTGCTAATAGTAGATCATATCGACGCAAACCCCTTTAATAATCATATAGATAACTTAAGATGGGTTACCCCAAAACAAAATAATTTTTATATTAAACGTTTAGAACTCAATAAAATTATTTCGTTAGAATAGGACATCTATGGCTAAACTTGAATGGTCTACGATTAATCTTGAATACGCTAAAAAAATTAAAATGATTGGTGACAACGGACCAATTAAAATTATCATTGGTGGACCGCTAGATAGCGGTAAATACTGGTGGCATGTCAAAGTTGAGGAGAAAGGCGAATCTGACTCAATAGAAGAGGCTAGACAAGCCGCGCTAGATAGTGTAAAGTATGATCTGGAGGCTGCCGATGAAGCGTGAAAAGATTATTCGCAACAGTGTTAAGTGCCTTGTGTGCATGGAAGAAATTGAATCCGTACATCGTCACGACTTTAAATTCTGCAAATGCGGTAACATCGCTGTAGATGGCGGTAAAGATTATCTAAAGCGATCAGGCAACTGGGATAAATGCAAAGATACTTCTATCGTTGAGGAGATTGTCAATGGCTAATCACACATATTGTAACCTACGACTCTATGGGAAACAAGAAGAGCTGCAAGCTTTTTATGAAGAAAATAAAGGCGAAGATCGGGCGCTTGATTTTTTTAAAGCCACACCGCCCGTACCAGAAGGTGAAAATAAAAGTAGCTGGCATGTAGGCCAGTGGGGAACAAAATGGAATGCTTGCGATAGCGAGCATGATTTTTATAGCGTTCCAGACGAAGATGATGAAACTTTTGTTCGCCATTACCTACATTATAGATTTTATACTGCTTGGGACGAACCATATGGATGGTTTAAGCTAGTAGCTGAAAAGTATCCACATTTAGAATTTACAATGGAGTTTGAAGACGAAGGTTGGCTACACTGTGGGGAACACGAAGCTTTTAATGGAGTAGTTGATTATAATAAGTATGAGTATGGCGATCCAGAATTTGAGGAGCGTTACAAACGATTTGAAGGAGAAGAAGAATGGGAAGAATTTGTAAAAGAGCAGGAAGAAAACAATGACTGACAAAGAAAAACTTATTAAAGATTTTATTGATGGTCCCCTCCAAAGATACTTGACGGGAGAAATTTCTTTTGGTAAGTTCAAGGAAGAGATCAATGAGACTTGCGGAACTAATTTTATTTATAGTGATCTTTACCCAAGTTATCTTTTTAACGCTTCAATAACTTATGAACCGTCAGATAAACTATTGTTAGAAGATTTAGGAACTATCTAATGGAACACAAAGAAGATTGTACTTGGCATAAAGATTGGCACGCATGCAATTGTGGAGCTTTTAACCGTTGCACTCTTGTAATTCCCGGTACAGTTATTATGTGCGGTGAAGATGGTAATTATTGTTCACAAGAATGCATGATGAGGGCAAATGAAAAAAATAAAATGCGGTAATCCAACCTGTGACCAACGCCGAATTAATTGGGATAATCCCGATGAAATGCGGCCACATCGAGAAGTCGAAGTTACAGATGATTATGGTGGCAAAGCATTTTGTTCAATAACTTGTGCTTGCGAATCGGGGTACTTTCATGTTATGAAGGGCTGGCTCAAGAATCCGGCAAAGGATTAAGAATGACTGATCATGAAAGCCCGAAACACAAAGCGAAGAAAAATACTCGGAAATGGTGTAAAGGCAAAGTAGGAAAACCACATCAGCCAAAATGGGAGCAAGATTTGCGACCTCTTGGCTATCAATCAAAAAGTATTTGGTTAATGTATACTTGTCAAACGTGCCGTAAGGTCATGGATTCTTGGATGCAATTTGAAACGGGAATAAGAGACAGAGACATTGGTTATGAAAGACCAGAGATAGGCTCATCTGAACCTAAAAAGAAAAAATAATTATGCATCCATGTCAAAAAGGTCATTCGCACAACACCCAAGAAGGGCGTGATCGTTGCGATTTAAAATACGCCGAAAAGCGAATGCAGAGATTACTCAACAAAGGCCCAGTAATCTATAAAAAAATAGTTCACGATCCTCCAAAGAAAGCTTGTAAGGGAATCATAGAAGTGGTAATCTTTCAAGAAGGTGAGGTGATCCAATGAGTCTGAATCTAACTCTCAATGACGATGTTTCTGCATGCGAGTGCAGGCTTTATCAAACTCCAACTAACGACACTATGCGTATCCTTGAAGGCAAAACCAAAGATAAAATCTTTGAACTTTATATTGAGTGGCTAAAGGTCTGGCGCAAAGATGGTAGAAAAACTTTATCAAAAGCAGATAAAGAAGAAATCCTTGAACACCAAGAAAAAATTCGTAAGTTTTTAGCAGGTCATCCAAACGCTACTTGGAGTTATATCTAACAAAAGGATTAAAAATGGCCCTTGGGTTGATGTGTCAATTTTTAGAACCGCGTGTTAAGCGCGATGGTAGCGTTGTTTACGAGAATGTTATTGATGAAAAGCTGTTACAGCTTGGAGCTTACAAAAATGGAAAATACTCTACAGAACGAATTCTTGAAACTTATCGTCACAATGTCAAAGAAATCCTGCGAACAATTCCTTTTCTCGTTAGAGAGAACATCAAATCTTTCAGAATTTCAAGCACAATATTCCCGCTTTTTGAATTCTGTGGAGACATTGCAAGAGGCGATGCACTTATTCAGCAAGACCTCGCGGCTGCTGGCAGAGGGTTCCGCGAACACGGCATCCGTGTCACATGCCATCCCGGCCAGTTCTGTGTCATATCAAGTGACAAGCAATCGGTAATCGAAAACAGCATCCGCGAGCTTGAGTACCATGCCTATCTTTTTGATGCTATGGGTTTTGATCGCACTCCGTTTTATGCTATCAACATTCACGGCGGCAAAGGAAATCGTGCCGAGAAGCTTATTGAAACTTACAACTATTTACCAGAGAATGTAAAATCACGACTGACACTTGAGAACGACGAGAAATGCTACAATGTCAAGCAGCTTCTTGCTATTAGCGAACGCACTGGGATTCCTATTGTTCTCGATAGTCATCACTATACTTTTGGTATGGACGATCTTGATTTTGCTGATGCTTTTCATCAGACTCTCGTTACTTGGGGTAAAATTAAACCCCTCCAACATATTTCAAATACTGAAATCGGCATGGAAAACGCGGCATACAATCAAAAGCGAGCGCACTCCGAAATGATTCGGTATATCCCAGAACATCAATTACAAGCTATGCGCGACAATATAATTGATGTAGATGTTGAAGCAAAGTTAAAAAACATTGCTTTGATACAAATGCGTAATGATTTTAATATCTTAAATTGATATTCGGAACGGTAAGCGTTTTTTCATTACAAACTACTAATTAGTAATAGATGGAGAAAGGAGAAATAATAACAACATGAGAAAATAAAATATGATAAAAATATTCAGACTACTGTTTATTGCATTATTAACTAATTGCGATTGCTCTGGATCTAGAACAACAGACTATAAATATTGTGGACTTCCCTGTTATCCCGGTGACCCAAACACAGTGAATGTTGGTGTTTGCAAACCGGGAGTTTATTTTTGTAATCCAGAAACCGGGGAAGATCCAGTATGTGTAAATTATGTAACGCCGTCTGAAGAAATATGTGACAATCAAGACAACGATTGCGATGGGAAAACAGATAACATAAAAAAAAATTGCTCATCTGCTTGTGAAGCTGGCGAACAAATATGCGAAAATGGTATTTGGGGTGAATGTAACGCTAGAAAACCAACAGATGAATTGTGTAATGGATTAGATGATGACTGCGATGGGATAACAGATAATCCAGAAAAAGTGCCTGTACAGATATGTTACGATGGCTCGCAGCAAAGCTTGTTATATGGCGAATGCAGACCCGGAATAAAAACATGCATAGACGGTCAATATGGTTCTTGCGTTAAGCAGATATTGCCTCAAAAAGAATTATGCGACAATAAAGACAACGATTGCGATGGCGCTGTAGACAATGGTTTTAATGGCAGAGAAGTTTACAATATAGTAATCCTAGATTTATCTGGCAGTATGGCCGAATACATATATGCGATAAAAGACGCTTTTGTATATTGGAACACCAATAACCGCAATTCAAATCAAAAGTTTATTCTTATTGCCATCCCGCACCCTTTAGATTTACGATTTGCAAACCCAAGAGTAGCGATACCAATAAGCGATCCTAGTAATTTCGTCAATAGGTTAGGGCAAATGCAAATAAATATATCTGTTGCAGAAGAGCCCATATTAGATGCGCTAAAAATGATTATAGATCCTAACGATGCGCTGCTGCTAAACATCCCAGAAGGATCGGAAAAAAGAGTTTTAATATTTAGTGACGAAGAGCCGCAACGTTACTTTTACATGAATCGAACTGAACCAAATCAACTTGCGGAAGATTATAGAGATTTAAATATTCCTATTTACTTATTTGTTATTGATCACCGCTGGAATGTTATGGCCGCTTTAAGCGGTGGCGCTGGTTTTAATTTAGATAAAAGCTCTAGTTTAATATTAAATAATTTATCTATGATATTATTAGAATCCAAATGCGAATAGTGTTGCGCTAGTTAATGCATTGTGATACTATGCTTTTATCAACTGGAGGAAAGCATGGATAACGATGGCCCGCAGGAGCAGCTGATTTCTAAGAGTGAGATCTCCAAGAAGAATCGAAGGTATCTTTCGTTAGCCAAAAAAATGGCCGAGTGCTCTACTTATGGTAACTTTCGTCATGGTGCTGTGCTCGTTCGGGGCGGCGCTATCGTTAATTTCGGTATTAATAGTGAGAAGTATTCTTCTATTGGCGCAAAGTATCGTCCAGAGGAGAAGGGTGTTTCTACTTATCATGCAGAGATTAAGGCGATCCTTAACGTCCCTCGTTCACAGACTAAAGGCGCAGTGATGTATGTTGCCCGTGCTAGCAAGGGCAAGAAGGAAGATCGCATGAGCAAGCCGTGCCGTATGTGCCATGCGGTTATGAAGGAGCGCGGCATTTCTCAGGTGTTTTATAGTGTTGATGGCGAAACTGTGGGAACTTATAAGCTCTAAAAAAATAGGTCTTCTATTGTTTTCTGTTTTGTGCTATTATGGACTACAATTTTCAATGGATCTAATAGACAAATATGGAAACAAAAAAAAGAATTCTAGTGATTGATGCGCTTAACGCTTTTGTTCGCGCCTACAGCGCAGATCCAAGCCTAACCCCCCAACAAATCCCTGTTGGCGGGGTTCGTGGCTTTTTAAAGATCTTGCAAAAGATGGTTCGCATTACCGCCCCTGATCGCGTTTTTATTTGTTGGGATGGCGAGGGTGGTAGCAAAAAACGCAAACGCATTTTTAAAGATTATAAACAGGGTCGCAATCCGCTGACACTAAACAGCAACATAAAAGCTAACGCAGAAGACGAATTAAAGAACCGTATTTGGCAAGAGACAAGACTCGTAGAATACTTAAATAATTTACCCCTTGTTCAGCTAATGGTAGATGGTGTTGAAGCAGATGATCTTATTGGTTTTGTGTGTAAGGATTTAAAATTTTATAATTATCAAAAAGTAATTGTTTCTAACGATAAAGATTTTATTCAATTGTGCGATGATAAAACAATTCTTTATCGTCCAGTTAAAGAGCAAATCCTAAACACTAAGGCAATCCTAGAAGAATACGACATCCATCCGTACAACTTTGTTTTAGCACGCGCTATCTGCGGCGATAACA